GCGTATATTTATTACGCAGACGAACAATTCCTTTTTCAGAAGACATTTCATCACCTTAATAATCTTGTGTTTTCTTTCCAATATTATACTTAGTAATTAACTGCCAATCATCTTTTTCTTTGTAAGAAATAATTTTAATTTGATGCAATGGCGCAATGTTATCTTCAAGTATTTTTCGATTGAGAATTGTTACAAGACCCCATTCTTCTAATAAATTGGCGATTGCATTTCTTCGTTGTATGTCGTTCTCAGATAGATTCGATGGTTTGCCGTCAAGTGCAAACAGTTCTTTAAAATGAACAATATAATACCGACCTTGCTTGTGTAGAATGTGGCAAGATTGATACAACACCCTTTCTTTACGAGAGGACACACCAATACGGGTCAGCGTTTCACGGACTTTTAAAAAATCGTCTTGTTCGTTTAAACTGACCTCAATAAATTTAGTCAAGTCTACCATATCACTTTTTTCCTAATCCACCCGTTTGGGTTTGTTCTTTTAATTGTTGGATTTGTTCTTTGCTGAGCAGTCGAAAAGCCTCAAGGGCTTTCGTGTCTGAGAAACCGTAGATAGTCTTTATACATTCTATGTCTTCACTTTTTTCAGATTTTACCCACTTCGCAAATGGTCGTTTTTGTGACCTCACGGTATTTATAAGAAAATCAAATTGCAACTTTTTGTCTACAAAATGTCTTCGGTTCATCTCATTTGCATACATAATGCAGTCTTTGTGATACGAAAGACTACGATTTGTCAAAAAAGGAACATATTCTTTCTCTGTTAATTCATCGACAATCAGCTGTTTCTTGTTTTGCAAGATTGCGTTTACATAATCAAAGGGATTACTCATGTCATCATCCTAATCAAACCTACTGTATCTATTGTAACAAGCAGTAGGTAGTTTGCAAGCATACCAAATGACTGACGAGTATGAGCAGCCCAAGCATACATAGCGCAACCACAAATCCAAATAGGGTATAATACCAATAACGGTGGATTGGGAACTGTAACAGCCATAGTAATAGAACAACCGATGCTAATAGCCCAGGCAATAAACTCAATAATAAAACGAAACTTGTTAGAACGCCAATCATTTTGTATCCATTCTAATGTCGGTCGAAATATATCATTTATCATACAAATTCACAGTTAACCATCAATTCTGTTAGACACGCAACAGTATTGATTTCTTGGTCTGCGACAAATGCTGCCTTGTACTGATAGTCAGCAAGAATGATAACTGCTTGTGGAATTGATGAAGGTTTCAAAACATCATACAATGAATCATAGAGTTTACGATAAAGAGTATTTGAATCAATATCATTTGATGCAACCCACTTACGAATGGCACCAAAGTCTTTCTCTTTAATGTTCTTTACGATTTCATTGATTGATACATCGGCAATCTGCGAAAGAATACCAGTATCAATCTTACCAAATTGACTGTATCGTTGCAGTTCATTGAGAACACGGCGAAAATCTGGAAAATGTTTTTTGACAAGTTCTGCGATTACAGAGTCTTCAAAGTCGACCGATTCACTTTGCAAAACTGACTGAATACGCTTGAAAAACGCAGACGCCATCTTTGCTTTCTCGCCATTCTTTAATGCAAAATCAACAACCGCACACCGAGAATGGAGTGGTTCAATGATACGGTTCTTGTAATTGCAAGTAAAGATGAATGAACAATTGACTGCGAATTCTTCAATCGCATTACGCAAAGCAGGTTGAGTTGAATTGGGATTTAGATAGTCAGCTTCGTCAATGATAATGACTTTGCGACCACCTGCAAGAGACATTGACGATGCATAGTTCTTAATCTTGGTACGAAATGTATCGATACCACTTTCATCAGAACCATTGATGACCATGAAATCACAACCAATCTCATGGCACATCGCCTTTGCAACTGTGGTCTTGCCAACACCAGGACCACCTGAGAGAATCAGATTAGGAATATTATTTTGATTTACATATTCCTGAAATGGTTTCTTCAGACGGTCTGGTAGAATGCAATCCTCGATAGATTGAGGACGGTACTTCTCTGTCCATAACAAATGTTCCATAGGAACTCCTCACAAAATTCATAATATTAAGCAGCAGAAACTCGAGCAATAGTTTCGAGGTAAGATTCTTTTACTTCCCAAAACTCATTTGGTCCTGCATAAAGAACGGTCACAATTTTTTCTGCCGCATCTTCTTCATCTACAACAAACGCTTTCTTTTCAAAGATAGATGTGATTTTGTCCATGTTGATTGTAATGGATTGACCATCAAAATCTTTAATTGCGTTAGTGAATCTAAGAAACATAATTAAGCCTTTTCAAATTTAGAACCAGATTCAGTAGAAATGTAATACTGAAGTGGAACATTGTTGTTTTTGAAGTGAGATACACCCTTCGATGAAATTGAAACTTCGTATGAACCAGGCATTACTTTACTGATATTCTCAGTTTTAAACACCATACGAAATTTATCACCAGAACCATCTGCAATTTCAAGTGCATCTTTGTGTGCAGCATCATTCTGTAGGTCGAGAGTTACAACATTGACTTTCTTGCCATCTGATTCAACTGCAATGTGTGGAGAAGAAAGAACAGAAGCAGCACGGAGAATCCAATCAAAGTCTTCAGCAGAAAGTGTGAATTTGATTTCTGCATCTGGCATTACGAATTGTTTCTCTGGTGGTGTGACAATCATTGTTGGTTCACAGAATCGATACTCAAGTTTAGAACGACCTTTGTTACCAACAATCAATACTTGTTTCTCACCAAATTCAAACGATGGGTCATCTTTGTGAAGTGAGACAACAGATAGAAAGTTGTTCAAATCATAAATGCCAAAGTCTGTAGGAATATCTTCTTGAATACTCACTTCAGCAAGAATATTTTTGTGAGAAGATACGGTTTTAAGTGTCTTACCTTTTTTGAAAAAGATACCTTGGTTGATATTACCAAAGTTTTTCAGAACACTTAGAGTTTCATTTGATAGTTTCATTTAACACCTCATAATTAAGATTTATCAACAGAATACAATATATCATGTTCGTACAAGAACATGAGGCAACAAAGAGCATGTGCGAGGTGATGGCGACTTGATTCTGGATCAATTTGTTCGCCTTCTTTCCAAGCCCACACATGTCTTTGTAATGCATCGAAATACCTACGCTTCGAATCTGGCACATGTTTCCAATTGTCAGGTTCGTATTTCTCTGCACCAAAAGTTAAAACATCAACAGTAGCCTTGAGTGCAAGAGGTGGCAGTAAACCATATTGCAGTTTACCTCCATCAAACTTACGACCACCAGTTGTGGCATTTTGTGATTTTTTAACTTCGTCTTTACTTGCCATTACAATTTTCCTGTATAGTTTGCAACCGCAGGCATATTACCAGTAAACGCATATGTGCCAATGTGTTGCGTTTTCATCCAAGGACATAAGAAGATTTTACCACCCATCTTACGCCACATTTGACAGAACATGTAATCTTCACTCAGATAACGGTCAGAACCACCTCCAACGATTGATTCTTTGGTGTCGATGACTGTATCAAAGTAAGCATGAATATAACGAGAACCGTCAAAGTTTGCTTGTCCAACATGGTCTGGTTTGTAACGAATCATTGGGTATTCTTTTTCCATTTTGACAAAGACTTCCCTTTTGACCAACATGAAACCAGTACCAATTTCCATCACTTCAAGAGGATCGGTAACTTGAAATTGTTTTGTGCCTTTTACAACATTGAAAACATATTCACCAACCAACTGTTCAAGTTCTTTCGCTTCCATTTCTGGATGATTTCTTGCCGCTTGTGCGACATTACCCCAATTGATTGATTTCTTCGGATAAGGACCACCAATCACATCTTTGTCAAGTGCTAAGAGTGCAATAACATCTTGAGGGTTGTAGTGAATGTCCGAATCGATAAAAAGTAAGTGTGTGTAGTCTGAGCGCAAGAATTCATCTACAAGGTAGTTTCTTGCTCGTGTGATAAGTGATTCATTGAATAGAAAAGAGAATTTACAATCAATGCCATATTTGTTCATGGTAGTTTGTAAATCAAGTGATGACTTAATATACAGACCATGTGCCATGCCACCATACATCGGTGTCGCAACAAAGACTTTGTGTTTTCTCAATTCTTCTAATTTTACTTGAATTTCCATGACAACTCCATAAACGAAAAAGAGGAAGTAACACCTATATGTATCACTTCCTCTTGAGGATTTCTAAACTATTTTAGGCAAAAGCACGAAATCCGTTTTGACGCAGAGCAGAGATACCTGCTGCGACCATGCGCTTGGTAGGAGAACCAAGGCGATAGAAAGAAACTTTCTCTCCGTTGACTACCCGTGTGTTCAGGTAGATTGCATGACCTTCGTTACGCAGGTCATTGATAGTAGCACTTGGGTTTGCAACACCGAAAACAGACTGCATCTTTTGTGCGGTCAGAGTGTTATAACCACCGTCTTTAGAGAGATAAGCAAGGATTTTAGATTTAACAGACATTACGAAATACTCCATGATTTAAAATTGAACCGCACTTAGAGAAACATTACAGAGGCGGTTCTTCTCTGCAATATGAACATTCTATTACAATTTACTTTGTTTGTCAA